TAAGGATTCTTGTACACTTGGAATCTGCTATTCAATGCACCAATCTTAGTTACACCAAATGCGAACTGAGCATCACCGTTATCGGCAGTTGAAGCATATCCAGGGATAGATTCGATGATAGTTGCAACATCAGGAGATACTACTAAGAAGTTAGCACCACCACGTAATGTTTTTTGGTGAATTTTGTTAGATACACCAGCAATCACAGTTCCTAAAGTCTGGAACCATGCACCTTGTGTAAATGCAGAAGCCTGAGCACCTGTTGTAGAGTAATCAGCGAATGCTGAACCATTCCACTCACGTCCAACTTGAGTTGACCAGTAACCAGTACTCTTAGCATCTTGAATCAACATATCTAAGATTTCAAAATCAATCTCTTGTGAGATGTACTCAGATAACATTGAAGTCAATTCAGCTTCAGCATCGATTGAATGGTATGCATTCAAATCTTGTGCGAATTCTGGAGTCCATTGTGCTTTCAACTTACGAGTCTTAGCAACAATTGGTAAACTCTTCATTTCTACGTTCAATTCAGGAATATCGATATCTACTTCTGGATTATCAGTTAATGAAGTACCAGTTGCTTCGAAATCACCTCTTGAAGTATCAGTTGGTTGTTTGTGATACTTAACTCTTAAATCGTTAGTACCATCTAATGCACCTTGTAATACGAACTCAACATCACCACCTACTAATTTAGTAAATTGTGGGAATTGGTCAGTTACATCAGCAGATGTTACTCTGAATGCTCTAATACCTTTATCATCAAATCCAGCGATAGATGCAGTTGGTACTGCAGCAGTAAATACTTCACCACTAGCAATTTCAGTTGCGTAAGATGATGAGAAGTTAGTATCGTAGTTGTAATCTGCAGCAAGTACAGAACCAGTTACGAATTTGTTAGCAGCAGCAGCACCAGCCAATTCCTGTGCAGCAGATACTTGGTCGTTTACTGAGTATCCGAATCTACCAGCACCATACAAACCACCTGATGGGTCAGAAGTAGTTTCTGTAATACCGAATACAGAATCAGCTTGTGAATCTTTACCAGAACCAGTTGTGAAACCAGGTTGTCCTGTTCCATATTTGAAATCTAAGTAGAATACAAGACCTGAAGGAAGGTTCATTGGTTGAACACTTACAAAGTCTTTTGCTACGATTTCACTAAAAATACGTCTTACCAAAGGTAGAGCTACACCAGCCCACTCTTCAGAGTTAGCAGAAGTACCAGTAGCTGATGCCTCTTTTACTAACTGACGTGCTTGGTTTTCTAAAAGGGTTGCAACACCAGCTTTTTCAACTTCGTTGTCAATACCCTCAAGAAGACCAGTCTTTTCCCACTTTGATGCCAACACGCGAGTTGCTTCACTCAAACGTGCCTGGTGAGAAGCGCCTTCATTAAGAATGTTTCCTAAATTCATTTTATTTCTCCGTTTTCTTTTTTAAATTATTTTAAACCTGCAAGTTTCTTCCATCTTGCAGCCATTTCGTTACCCTCAGAAATGATTTGTTTCTTAGGGGCTGAACTTTTTGTTGCCTTAGAAGCATATCCTTCTTTAACAACTGCTTTTCTTTTCTTAGCTACATTTAAATTCTCAGCTAAAGTAGAGAATACTAATTTCACTTCACGAACTGAAGATGTTCTGTCAAAGTTTTCAAGAACTTTAACTTTCTGTCCTTCGTTAAGGTCGAATGTTCTGAATAGTTTGTTAGTGTAAAGAAGTTTAGCATTCAACAAATTAACTTCGTTGATTGTTTTTCTTAAAGATTCGATAGTAGCGTAAGCTTCTTCCAATTCTTCAGCATGATTATCTTCTTCAACTTCTTCTTCATCCACCTCTTCTTCTTCAATCTCATCACCTTCCATTTCTTTCAGGGTTCTGATAACTTCATCCAAATCGATTTCTTCTTCTTCGTCCATGTCCTCTTCCACGTCCATGTCCTCTTCTTCAGATACTTCAGAATCTTCTTCTTCAGATACTTCTTCATCTTCTTCTTCTAACTCAGCCTCTAATTCAGCGATTACTGATTCCAAATCCAAGTCATCCTCTTCATCTTCTTCGTACTCATCTTCTTCTTCAACTTCATCTTCTTCAGAATCTTCTTCAGCTACTTCTTCTTCGTTCCAACCTTCTTCAGCTACTTCTTCTTCACCTTCGTAAGTTTCTTCTACGTCCTCTTCTTCAGATACTTCTTCATCTTCTTCTTCAGTCAATTCATCATCGTTTTCAATATCAGATGAACTAGCAGCATCTGCATCAGGTTGAGCGTTATCGCCTGAACCTAAATCTGATGAATCTAATTCTTCTTCAACTTCTTCTTCATCAGCCTCTTCAGCTAACTTTGCAGAAATCATTGATTGAAGTTTTGGAGTGAAAGCCTCTTCCAAAGCCAACTTAGCATTTGCTAAAGCAGTTTCTTTAACGGCCTTTGCGTCTGCAATTGCTTCTGATAACAAGTCTTTTCTTCTTGCCATTTTGTTCTCCTTAAATTTTTCTTGCGGAAATAAGATTATTGGGAATCTTAATAGAATTTTATACAAATAATCTTAACCATCTATTAGACGAG